CTCGTCGTGGCGGAGCCTACGAAACGATGTGGGCTGCATGCCTTAGCCAGGTTATCTGGAAGCGGACGACCACAGCTGTGTACGCTGACGGCGTCTAGGGCCTGAACGCACAACTGAAAAATGAGGTATAATAATTTAGGGATAGTGGTGGAGTCATGATCCATCATGATAAGTACGGAATGTCCTCCGTATTTCCCTAAATTTACTTTGGACAGGCGTGGAGACAAGCGTTATGCGAAAACATCAAGAGGGTTGGGGTTGTGTTTATCTAATTACTAATTTAGTAAATGGTAAACGCTACGTAGGATGTGATACCACTGGTAAACCGGAGACTAATAGGTGGAAGAAGCATATTTGGCATGCTTGTACTGGCGTGTCAAAGGGTCCACTCCATCGCGCTATGCGCAAAGCGTGGAAGATTGATAAGCATTGGAAGAGCTTTAAGTTTGAAGTAATCTGGCGCGGACCACGCAAAAACCTACTTGAAAAAGAAGTCTCTTACATTAAGAAACTTCATACATATAACGCTGATTTATTGGGCGATAAAAGTTACAATCTTACTGTTGGCGGTGAGGGTTTTCGTGGTAAGCACTCTAAGGCGTCGCGTAAAAAGATGAGTATTGGTGTAAAGCGTCGTTTTGAAGACCCAGCTGAACGTGCGAAGATGCAGGACGGTCAACTATGGCGTTACGCTAATCCAGCGGAGCATGAGAAACAGCGGGCTAGCCAGATACTATTATGCAAAGACCCTGCTGAATGTGCAAAACGAAGTGCAATGCAATTACGGCGCTACAGTGATCCGGCAGAGCACGAAAAAACAAGTGCCGGTAATTGTCGTCGTTGGTCTAACCCTGCAGAGCGCGTACATCAGAGTATAGCGCAGACACAGCGTTATAAGGACCCGGCAGAGCGTATGAAGCAAAGCATTAGCGGGAAAGCACGCTACGCAGCCATGACGCCAGAGGCCCACAAAGTCTATTGGCATAAGACGCATCCTAATGGTACGCGCAAGAAAGCGTGAACCATCAATTCTACTAAGCCCACGGCTACATCGGCTGTGGGCTTTCTTGTGCCTCAAAGCACATCACTGAAGTTGCGCGGCGGTTATAAGCGTCAGACCATCCCGGTCACCTTGCAGGCCGCTTTGGTAAGACACCCATCACCGCCGCGCAGCACTTCCCTAACCAGCCTTCTGAGCAAGGCAGAAGAGAGATAATACCAGCTATGAGTAAAACGAAAATGCTAACACTGTACTTCAAGCGCGCCAAGTTGTTCCTGCTTCACAGCGGAGAAAACGGCGAGCGTCGCTTCGTTACTGGCCCCACAAAAGAAGGCCCCATCCAAGTTCCGGCCTGGGTCGCTGAGACGCAGACTTACCAGCTGAGTATCAAGGATGGCAGCATCGTGAACCTTACGCCGCCTGAACCCATCGCAGCCGTTGTAGCGGAACCGGAACCGGAACCGGAACCGGATGGCAAGGTGCCTGAAGACGGCGGAGTAACCGAGGACGACGAGGACGACGAGGATGACGAACCAGAAGCGGCCAAGGCACCTGCCAAGAAGTCTTCACGTGGCGCCAAGTTGGGCTTGACGAAGTAACAAGGAGTACTATGGGAAACTGGCCGAACTTCGATTTGTGGCTGCAGACTGCCTGGGGCGCTGAGAACGGATTCTTCGCCGACTGCGGCCGAGGTGGTTCAGTCGGCTTTGTGTTCGGCCAGAATCCTCCGTACTATCTGGATGACTTCCTGTCTGTCTACCACAAGTTCTTCGGGCTGCCCACTACCGTTGGCGGTTGCTCCATCGCAGCAGGCAGCCCCACCATCACGGTTGCTAGCACCACCGGCCTGAGCTACGGACAGTTCCTGCAGTCACCTGGCAACTTCCCTAAGGGCACGGTGATCACAGCCATTGGTGCCGGCAACGTCACCGTCAATAACTCTGCCCTAGTGACGACCTCCGCCGCCGTTCTGTCCGTGTATGAAGCGCCGCCAGTGCCTACTGCGGTGATCCAGCTTTACCTCAACCTAGCCGTCGCGTCGCTGGTGCAAGAGCGGTGGCAAGACGCATGGTACATCGCCATTGCATGGTACATCGCCCATTACCTCACGCTGTTCGCAAAGAGCGACGCGGCGGAGGTTGGGTTCGCCTTAGAGTCTTCCGTTCACGGTGAAGTTCCGACCGGCGTAATTCCTGGCAGCAGTTACACTTTGAGCGCACAGCCTCCCGGTGACACGCTCAGCACGCTCACCAAGAACGGTGAGTACCTCCGTCCGGGCGGTGTGGACTACACCCTGAGCGGCGTTACTATTACGTTGATGACGCCTACCATTAGCGGTGATCAGCTTTATGCCACCTGGCTGATTCAAACCCAAGTGCTAACGCCAGGAGTTAGTAGCGGTGCGCAGATCGCAGCTCAAGGGTTGTTCGGCGGTCTGCAGACCGCGAAGAGCGTAGGTGACGTGTCAGTGAGTTATCAGGCGCTGGCATCACTGGAGCAGTTTGGGCAGTGGCAACTTACAACTTACGGCGTGCAGCTAAGTACGATGGCGAAAGTCATCGGTGGTGGACCAGTGCTTATCATGTAGTGGAGGAATGAGAGATGGCGAAGAGTCGTGAAGAGATGCTTAAAGATTTGCGGGCTGGTGGTTACTCTGAGGGCAGTATTCGTAATTGGTTGATAAACCAGGGCCTTCCGCCCGTAGCGGTAGATAAATTGATGGCGCTGCGTACCGCCAAAGACGCGGTTACGAATGAGGACAGAATCAGAGCTTTGAGGAAGATTGAGCCACATTCATACCAAACACCAAAGCGCGGTTCTGCTAACCTGCCCTGCGTGAAGTGTGGACTACGTATTGAAGCACCTGAGCACCAAAAGGCCAAAGACTCCGCAGACCGCCGCTCCAGGCTCCATCGCGCACTGGACTGCGTTCTTGATCGCAAAGCGGCAAAGGACTTCAAGCCGCAGGGCCGTGAGTGTGATGCATGCGGTGCTCATCTTGACGAAAAGAACTTTACGGCGCCAGGTAGTTGGAGTTATAAGTGTCCACGCTGCCGTTTCAACTACAATCACAGCAGCTCAAAGTCCGTTGACGAGCAGTTAAAGGCGCAGCACAAAACTCACTATCGTGACGATGACTAAGGAGATACCACCGAAATGCCCATAGTAGACCCGAACGTAGCTCAGCAAGCGCTCACCGACTTCCTGGCAGCAGATAAGGCTCAGACTGAAACCGGTGCGCAGATCGCAGTTATTCAAGCACAGCACACACAGAACGTACAGGACCGTGAAGCCGCTAAAGCACGGCTCATCGCGACACTGGGCTAAGGAGTATTTGATGCGGCTTACGGCGTGCAGCTAAGTACGATGGCGCGCGCGGTTGGCGGCGGGCCGGTACTGATTTTGTGATTCATGAAGGAGCGGGAAGATGGGTACTTGGTCAGAGGATAAACTGAAGAGCCTGCGGTCACAGTATAACTTCGAAAAGCGGGCCTGGCCCAATGCCAAACCTGAAGTGCCGCAAGAGTGTGAGCTAGACAGCCGCGGCATTCTTCAGTGGAAGGGCGGTAAGCGCCCCGTAGTTCATTCTGGCTATTGGGTCGATCCAAAATCACGGGCTAAAGACTCTACTTTCAAACCAGGTGACCACGTAGTCATTCAAGCTGGTTACGGTGGCAAAGGCGGCCAAGCTGGTCAGGACTTCAAGCGCTTCAGCAGTGACACGCCTGCCATTGTTACAGACATCGCAGGCGGTGACATCTACGTGCGTCCTGAAGGCGATAACTACAAGTGGAAGGTGCAGGCTAAGGCACTTGTTGAAGGTACTGCTAAGGCCTCGGCCCGTGATGCAGACCGCCGCTCCAGACTCCATCGCGCGCTGGATGCTGTAATAGATTCTTGCGGTACTAGGGCGAAAGATGCCGAACCCACGTTGGCGCAGCTTACCAAGAAGATAGAGAGTCTTAAAAATAAGGAAGATGCAGCTAGAGGTAGAGTTGGGCTGGCTGTTGAAGCGCGCAAGCGGTTGCGGGGTCAATCTGGCTGTTTACAAAGTCCGCGCGAAATGAAGGCGCGTCATGCTCTGTCTGATATTCAGAGTGAACTGATGAGTGCTGAGCTTGCTTTGCGTAATCTTACACAGTGACCTCCCCAACAATCACCATCGCCCGTAAGTCCGGCGCTGCGGCGGCATTCAAGCGCCTAGCTGGTATCACCAAGCTGGCTGCGTATGTCGGTGTTCCTGCTGCCGGTACTGCCGCCCGCGCTGAGCAGCTGCTGGAAATGGCCGGCAAGGTGCGCGGCAAAAAGAAGCTGGCACGCTTGAAGAAAGCCGCAACGCAAGACGTCACCAATGCAGAGTTACTCTTCATCCACACAAAGGGTAGCCCACTGAAGTACATCCCGGCGCGCCCTGTCATTGAGCCGGCGATCGAGAATGAGACTAACAAGAAGATCATCTCTCGCGAACTAGGTGCTAGTGTGAAGGCGTCACTGGACGGCGACCATGACCTGGCCGTCAAGAAGATGAAGCGCGCCGCGATGGCCGGGCAGAATGCCGCTAGAAAATGGTTCACTTTACCGGATAATCACTGGGCACCAAACACACCTGGCACGATCGCACGCAAGGGCAGCAACCGGCCGCTGATCGACACTGGGGCTTTAAGAAATTCGATAATAGGGATTATCAAAGAGGAATAACTGCATGGCCGATCTAGACCATCTTGCAAGAGAGTTTGAAAAGGTTCACGATGTTATGCCGCTGCTAATCGCGCGAATAGCGAAGACTGAGATGTGGATGGAGCTACATCCGCAGCTTCACCGCGCAGAGGGCCAAGCGGTGACGATAGCGCAGGACGCGCTAGGCAAGAAGATGGTTGAGCTAAACGATGTGCGCAATCGGTTTGTGGACAAGGAAGAGTATCGGCGGGAGCACACTCACCTGCTAGAAGAAATTTCAGAACTACGCACAGCCAAAGATACTAACAGCGGCGAGAAGACTGGCGAACAGAGTTTTATGGACAGGTACTGGCCGCTGTTCGTGGCTGGCGCCATAGTCATCGCCGAGCACTTCTGGAAATAGGGGGCATAGTGGACCGAAGAGCGCGAATGCATAGAGCACTAGACCACGTATTGAATGCAGCTAAAGAGCATGCCTTCATGATGCCAGAAGCGTCAACCGAGAAGTTTCCTAAATGTGGGCTTTGTGGAAAGACCAAGTGGAATGGTCTGCATAAGAGCAGCGGTAATCCGCCTGTACACACTGGCAGTTACCCATCTACACGTGCCGGCATGCTTCAGCGTGATCTTGATAGATTAGCTATGATAAAGGCTAACACAAAAGCAAGCGATGCCATTAACCAAGGCATGAGCTGGCACGCCGCTTATGAGAAGGCCCAGGCTTTATGGGGTACGCTAGCGACAGTCGAAGCGCCTGCGTCAGCTTACACTGGTCGTGCAGCCTATGGAAAGTGGGGCACGTACAAAGTTGGTGTGCGGCCTTACGCGGCTTCAACTACGGTGAAGTGGCTTGGCAAAGGTGAAACTTTTGAGAAAGCCTTTGAAGCAGCCAAAGTAAGTAGACGTGAGTCAGTATGATTTCTATGCAAGAAGTGATCTCCGACCCCGACCTCTGCGCCCCGCAGCAATACACCATTCTGAGAAGTGCAGGCGCCTGGATTGCCGGCGGGTTCCAGAGCACCGTTTCCACCATCCAGCAGTTCGGCCCGGTACAGCAGGCTTCCAACAAGGAAGTCGCCATGCTGCCTGAAGCTGACCGTGTGAGCGAGGTCCGCAGCTTCTGGAGTACCGTACCCATCTACGTCACGCGGATCAACGCTGCCAGCGACAAGATCCAGTACCCAGCTACAGGTGGTGAGGTTTATCGTGTGCTTCAGGTCTACCACACGCCCGGAGCCGGTTACTGGAAGGCCCTCGCCACGCGCGAATCAGCCGCGTAGGTGTACTTTCCCCTGTCCGGGCCTCACGGAGGCCTTAGAAGCTGACCAGGCTCCACCGAACGGCCCTGTAGAGGAGGCTTGCGGATGAAGTTTACACTGCCGATTACGATTTTTGCCCTTTGCCTCACCGCTTCATCTGCTCAGCAGCCTGCCACGGCGCATTACAGCCAAAGTGGAACCTACACACTGCCTGACCCTGTAGCGACACCGGGGGCAGTCAAAGCAGACGTCGTTGCCGATCTCACCAAGACACCGCATGTGGTGAACGGCGTAGAACTGAATATTTGCGCGCCTGACTTCAAGACTGGCCCTATCCGCGCCGCTATTAAGAACTTCGCCGGGCTGAAGCGCAAAGTCTGCGCCGCCTACGGGGTAGCCAAATGCGATGGCTCAGTCGAGGGTGACCACCTCATCAGCTTGGAAATTGGCGGGTGCCCTGATTGCCTCACTAACCTATGGCCGCAGCCGATGACTGAAGCACGCATCAAAGATCACCAGGTGGAAGATACGCTGGGTGGGCCGCGCGGCCTCGCGTGCACCGGCAAGATCACCCTGCAAGACGCGCAGCAGTGCGTGGCTAAGGATTGGGCCGCGTGCAGCGTGCGCATTAAAGGTTTGCTCACGCCATGACAACTTCCATTACGTATCCTTCAGGCCAGACGCTTACCAGCTCAGCTTTGACCGTGCCGCAGATGAACATCATCATGCAAGCGTGGACGCTAGCCGCCATCGGTATCAACCCGCCTACCGACTTCAGCCGTGTGCGCGTGGACTGGCCTGTCGAGGGGCAGCCATTCGCTCAATCGCCGGCGCAGGACGTCTGCTTTGTGCAGTGTGCCGTTCACGATGATGAGTACAGTCGAGTGCGTGACCAGGCGCTGACTACCATCGACACCACGCTTACAGAGTTATGGGCTTACACTCGCGGCTGGCGCGTGGCGTGGTGTGCCTATGGGCCTAATGCCGCCGATAACCTGCGCGCCGTCAAGTCGGCGCTCTTCGTTACCGACTACTTCACCGGCTTACTAGCATTGCAAAACTTATTCCCGCTATCAGATCCGCATGATCCCACCTACATGCCCGAACAATTGAATGCTCAGTGGTGGGCGCGCGCAGATCTGAGCATTGACCTCTACGAGGCCATAACTGAATCTATCAACGACACCACAGCAACCAGCGTAGAGATTAAGGTCTACGACGGTTCGCCGTCAGACCTAGTAGCAGGCATCACTGCAACAGCATAAGCTTAAACAAGGAGACTCACAATCATGGCTCTAATGCCTCCCCTCTCTCTCAGTAATATCATCGACATTTCAGTAACAGTGTCGCCCACCGCGGCTTCAGCAAACAGTTTCAACCAAGGCTTGTTCGTCGGGCCGAGTGCCGTCATTCCGTCGTACGGCACAAACCCGCGGCTGCGGCAGTACACCGGCGTGATGGGCCTGCTGAGCGACGGTTTCACCGCCAACAGCCCGGAGTACATCGCCGCTCAGGTGTATTTCAGCCAGACGCCGGCACCGGAGTTTCTCTGGATTGGGCGCCAAGACCTGACAGCCATCGGTGCTGCTGTAGTAGACGGCCGCACGGTGAACGATGGCGTCATGTCATCCATCACCAACCCCACCTACCTGGCCTCAGCCACGGCTGTCTTCGCGGCTGGAGACGTCGGTAGTGCAGTCACTGTGATTGGTGCTGGCACGGCGGGAGCGAATCTAGTTACTACTATCGCCTCCTACACAAGTCCCACCGTTGTAGTGCTTGCCTCGCCCTGTATTACTACTGTGTCTGCAGCGCAGACCAGCATTGGTTTTGTCGGTAGCGGTTACAAAGTACTCGATACTGTCACGGTAACGCAGGGCAGCGCCAGCTATGGCACGCTGACTGTGTTGACCGTTGGCGCCGCTGGGCAGGTGCTGACTGTTGGTACCGTTCCGGGAACGCAGGGCACTGGCTATACAACGGCCACAGCGCTGCCCACCGTCGCCGTGTCGCCTTCTACTGGCACCGGCTTGAAGGTCAATATCACGGCAGGTGAGTCGCTGCTGCAGGCATCACAGGCGTGCCGTGCAGCCAGTTCGACATGGTACGGGCTGGCGGTGAACAACCCTGGCGATACTGACAACCTGGTTATTTCAGAGTGGGCCGACGCGCTGTGGGCCACCGTGCGCTACTACGCATGGTCCAGCGACGTGGCGATTATCAACGGCACCGCTAACAACCTCGCTTTACAGCTGCAGACGTTGGAGATGCGCGTACTGGGCGTTTACTCTACCACGCAGAACGGCCTGTATCCCAACAACATTTATGCCGCTGCCGCTTTGATGGGCGTTGAGATGGGGTTGAACACTGGCCTAGCCGGCAGCTTCTTCACCGCGGCGCACAAGCAGTTGGCTGGTATTGCCGCAGAACCATTGACGCAGACTCAATACAACAACATCGTAAGTGCCGGCTTCAATGCCTACTGCAACTTCAGCCCATATCAGTTACTAGAACCCGGTTTCATGTCCAACGGCGCACCGTCGTATCTCTGGATCAATCTGGCCATGCTGGTGGCCAATCTTCAGATCAGCTGCTTGAATGTGCTGCAAGCCAACCCCGCAGTGCCACAGACCAATGGCGGGCAGCACCTACTGCTTAACGCATGCGACACATCGTGCGCCAATGCCGTCAACATCGGCTTCTTGGCACCGGCCATCTGGACCGGCGCGACGGTACTGAACCTTTCGACTGGGCAGGCGGTGCCAAACGGCTGGTTGAATCAATCACAGCCTTATGCGGCGCAGTTAGCCGGCGACCGCGCCGCAGGCAAGGCGATGCCGATCTACACCTCGATTACTACAGCAGGTGCAGTTACCAGCTTGACGATAGCAGTATACACTCAGCTCTAAGACTGCGGTAGGAAGTTAACTTGTAGCCACTTTTGTAACAAAGAAACGAAGGAGCCTCAATGTCAGTAGGCACAAT